CGGGATAATGTCACAAATGACCGTACTAACTGATGATGGAGAAAGATAACACATCCCCGATACCTAGAACGCAAAGCGATAGTTTCGTGATTAATAGTGAATCTGAACAGAGTGGTAGTGAACTCCCACCCCGTCCCTCCGTCTCTTCTCTCGTTGAGGAAGCCCGAAAAGAAGGCATTGAAGACAAGAGAATGGATGAGCTCCGTGACCTTACAACAAAACTTAAGAAGATGCAAAAGTACTTAAGTCAACATCCTGAGCACCGACAGAATGTTCAAATGATGGGTCAAATGGCCGCTCTCAGTCGCCAAGTGCACTCCCTAATGAATGAGTTGGGGTTGAAGTCATTGCACAAGTACGCCACAAAAGACACTCCACAATCTTCCTCGGTTATTACTGGAAGGTTATTGTCTTTTGATGAGATGTCCCAATTAACTGCAGTCGGAGATATGTCCGACAGAGCCCTTCGAGATTTACGGGCCGCCAAGGTGGGAGTTGTTGTTCCTGCAGCAAGACCCACCATAACCTCATTTGTGCCACCACAAATGCCTAAACTGCCTTCAGTTCAGGAAATTGCAGCCATGATGCACGGCATTCCCTCCCTAGTACCACTACAAGCCGTACAACGTAGTGAGAAAGATCCTTACTATAAGAAAGGTGGAGGAATACCGAATTTAGCGACCAGTTTAATGACTCAAAACTTTGTATCGCAAGATGGACAATGGATAGCCATGTTGCAAGGTTTAGGAGGCGATGATCTTGATTTCAACCAGAAAGTCTACGACGAGTTGGCATATGTAGTAAACCATTACTATGCTGGCTCAGGCCCTCTAATCGGCTGGTTTAACCGTATAAAAGAAGGAAAGAGTAAAGTCCATCCTAAGTTTACTCTTACAGAAGCAGAGATGCAACAGATATTTGAGGTATTGCCTTGGGACCCTGCTCGGGGAGTCCTGTGGAAAGAGGCGACCTTAGAAACAGTCCTCAAAATGATGAATAAAATAAATCCACGTGCTTCCTCGGGCTTTCCGAGGAATGGTACAAAATCATCAGTGTGGGAGTTCATGATTAAGGATACTTACCAGTATTATCAACTAATTCAAGAGAATAAGTTTGCAAAATATAAGGAAGAGCATCCCGGTGAATTTCTCACAACTATGAAGAATAAAATGGACCGATATGAAATAAACGACTGGGGTAAGAAAATTAGGCCTTATAGTGCAGGAAATGGCGGAGAGTCAGTTTTATATTCTGGAGTAATCCAGGCTTATAGTAAACAACTGTTAGGTTTCTGGGAACACCCCAAGTCTTGTAATGCACATGGATTTTCCTGGGCCCACGGAGGTGGACAAAGGTTGTACGAATGGTTAGAGCGGCTTTATAAAGAAGCCCCGCCAGGAGTGTACGCCATTGGCTATTCCGACGATGGACTATGGGTAATAATATACGTCGATAAAGACGGAAAACGGAGGATGTTGGTCGGTGACCTGGACATTAAGCACTGTGATATGTCCGTAGGAAATAGTTTTATGCCAATAATGGCTAGGCATGTAATTGCCACAATGGGAAAAGATGTACCAAAAGGGTGGTTGGAGATAGCTAGAAGCGCAGTGAGGAATATATGGAATCAAGTAGTTATATTATATAGCACACTCATATATAAGTCGACGGATCAGGTCCATTCAGGGCAGCCTGGTACAGCAGAGGCTGATCAGGTTGCATTTTCTACTGATTATGTTGTGATTAGGAACGAATACGCTAGATTGTTGTTGTCTGATCCTGAACAGGACCCGAAGTCTAGATTTGAAGCTGCAGCGCAAGTGGCAAAGAAAAGATTAGGTTTGGAATTCAAACCTTATACTTTTACAGAATTCTTACCAAACCAACCGGAATACCCTTTTGAATTTTTAGGTAAATATCTTAAAGTTAGAAATGGTTGGTACTTACCATATACCACACTAAGAAAAACCATAATACAGTGTGTAGTTCCCAAGAAAATGATGAAAGGACAGGCGGGGCTACGGGCTTGGATGGAGAGAGCCCGCGGTTTAGCAGTTACAAGTCTTTGGGCTTTCCCAGCTTTATTCGAAAAGGCAAGACAACAGTACAATTTGTATAAGTCACAAGGTGTTCAGCCTGCTGACTTACTGGATGATGATGAATTTGTTGACATCCAGTTTGAAACTCTGTTAGGGCAACAAATACAAGTTACTTTCCCTAACGGGGAATTCCCAGACCTTAGCTGGGTCTTGCAATTATACGACACTAGAGCTGTAGGAAGTCTCTTAAACCCAATGGCGGGTTTCACTCTAGATATGCCTAAAACAGCTGCCGACGCATTTAGAGAGATGTTTGAAGAAGATCTCTCAACCGGCAGTTGGGCTGATCAGAGTGTTGAAATGGAAAATCTCAGAACTCCCCTCTATGGGTCTGGGAAAACGGGAGAAGTCTCAATAAAGCAAGCAATTATCCCTGAACAGCAGTATCAGGTGCAACCTCTACCTCAACATGTAAAGGATGCCTACAACGCTGCTCGCAAGGAGATTAAGAATCGCTTGTACCAAAACTTTGCGCCCCCATTGCGGTTGAAAGTTGGTAGTCAATTGCGTGGACTTCTCCGACAAGGTGCTCGCGACCTGAAGTTCGACTCCAAGTTCAAGCAGGAGTTGGACTCGAGGTTCGAGCAAGCTTACGACAATGAGTTCGTAGAGTATTCAATGGCAGGGGAGGAATACGAGGATGATTCTGTTTGGGAGCCTTTCACCAAAGATGAAGAAGATGACGATGCCTTCTTAGACCGATATGAGAAGCAATACGTTGAACACCAGCGCCAATCCAGTAAATCAAGGCGTTCACCCGCACAACCATGAGTGAGCACTTAGGTTATATTGCGGATAGCGAGTCGGAGTGCCGACCGCGCATTAGAGCTCCGTGGAATTCCGATTTTGGATTCCACAAATATAAAGAACCGGAAGAGGTGACCGGTGATACCAAACACCAAAGCGACCCCACTCCTGAGGGGGAAAACTCGGAGATGACCTTTTCTAGTTTATGTATGGCACAATACGCAGCACCTATTATCGAAGCATTAAAGAGAACCAAAGCGATCTCGAGAGGTGCCAAATACTTAGCCCCCAGAGCAGGCAAATTCCGCTCTGTAGTGAACACAGTGGGGGACATTGCTGGAGCCTTAGGCTTCAACAAGCAGTTACAGGACCGCCCAATCCAGAACAAGGGCAAACGTCGCAACAGTCGAAAACGCCGCAACAAGAAAGTAATTGCTGCGAGCTCAGCGATGAACACAGCTGGTGCAGCAAATGCGCCGGTTGCATTTGCAAGAACGGAGGCATTGAGGCCTTATTTTGCTGCCTATCCATCAGAGACTGCTGATGGTATGATAGTTCATGGCGTGGATTATGTCGGGCCTACTATAACTGCATCCGCGACAGCTGGTGCGCTAACCTTTGATCTGGGACAGTACGTTTCACCTAGTAACAGTACATTGTTCCCCTGGTTAGCTAATTTGGGTCCCATGTTTGAACGTTATAAGCTCAAAATGCTACGTATACATTACGAGCATTATTGCGCCACAAATGTACAAGGGCAAATTATTCTTCAATATTTCCCTGATCCAGACATTAATGGCAGTGTTCTTTCCACTTTGACCCAAGCCCAACTACAAAATAGTGGAAATTATATGACTGGTGCATGTTATGAGGACTTTTGTCATACTTGTGATCTGACAGGTATTGACAAGAGCCAATGGTATAACACCGAATTCACCGTCACCGGAGACAATGATGCAAATTATTGCGGCCGTGTGGGAGTTTGGTTAGTGAATATGGCAGCCAGCCAAGCCGGAACTGGCAATATTTGGATTGAATCAGTCTTTGAGTTCAATACCAGAAAGGTTTCGTCTATTACTGCAGGTTTAGGTGGTATTCGCCGCATCGTAGAGTCCAAACTCGATGTCCCATCAAAATTGAAGTATGGAAAACTCGCAGTGCAAAGAATTGTCGAGCTCCAACAAGAAGAAAAGAAGTTGGAAGCTCAGGAGGAGAAAGAAGCAGTATTCACTTCTTTCCTGAAAGAGCTCGAAGGTCCCGTTACTCCCGAG